CTGAGTGGCGCCGTCCTGAGGAGCGCCGACCTCAGCCGCGCCGACCTCAGCCGCGCCGACCTGAGGAGCGCCGACCTCAGCCGCGCCGTCCTGAGTGGCGCCGACCTGAGTGGCGCCGACCTGAGGAGCGCCGACCTGAGGAGCGCCGTCCTGAGGAGCGCCGACCTGAGTGGCGCCGTCCTGAGTGGCGCCGTCCTGAGTGGCGCCGTCCTGAGGGATTTAAAAGATGGGGCGCTCGCCCTGGCGCAGACCAGCATCGTCCCCGAAACGGGCGCTTACACCGCCTGGAAGAAATGCCGTGACGGCGTTGTGGTGAAGCTGCTGATCCCCGAAGACGCGGCACGCAGTAACGCCAGCGGGCGCAAATGCCGTGCGGCATTCGCCGACGTGCTGGAAATCCTTGGTCCCAAGGGCGGCAAGCGCGATGTCGCGGTCAGCATCCACCGCAACAGCTTCGAATATCGCGTCGGCCAGCGCGTAACGGCCGATGAATGGTGCAAGGATCGCTGGCAGGAATGCGCCGGCGGTATCCACCACTTCATCACTCGGGCCGAGGCTGAAGCCTATGATCTGTAACGCCAGAGCCGCAGGGCCCAGCTTTCCCCGGAACGACCGCAACCTGGCCGAAGTCTGGGGCCTGCAAGGCTTCTCGCCGGAGACGTTTTTCGTCCTCGTTGAGCATAAGACACTTGAAATCCGGCAGCAGGTTATCGCTGCCGGACACCCCCCCTCGGTCATGAACATGCTCGCCGTGCATCATGAAACCATGGTCGAGGATAGCCCGGTGGATATCGCCGTGATGGCCGCTCTTACCTGGGCGGCGACCCGGCTTGCCATTACGAAAAGCGCATGACCGAGCCGACACCCCTGGACGTTGCAGCAACCCGACTTGCCGAGCTGGTGGAAGCCTTGACGCGGGCATACCAGCAGTCCGGCAAGTCGGCGATGACCGAATTCCGGATGGTGCAGTTGGAAAGTGCCGCTGCCGCTGTGAAGAAGGAACTGAACCGATGACCACGTTCGCCGGCATCGATCCTGGCGCGCTTGGCGCTATCGCGCTTTACGCACCCGCGGACGGCGCCCTGACCATTTTCGATATGCCGGTCTTCGAGATCCTGACCGGGAAGAAAAAGCGCAAGCGTATCGACATCTACGCGCTCGCCCGGTTTTTCGATCTGCATGCTTCCAGCATCGCGCTGGTCGCCATCGAAGACGTCCATGCGATGCCCGGCCAGGGCGTGACGAGCATGTTCAGCTTCGGCCGTGCCCTCGGTGTTGCTGAAATGGCGGTCGCGGCCCATCAGGTGCCGATTGAATACATCGCCGCGCGCAAATGGAAAGGCGCCTTCGGCCTTGACGACGACAAGGAAAAGTCGCGCCTGGTGGCGACCCGTCTGCTGCCCCGCCATGCCGACCAATGGGCGGTGGTGCGCGGTGTCCGCGACAAGGAACGCGCCGCCGGCCGCGCCGAAGCCGCCCTTCTCGCCATGTTCGCCCATCGCATCGCCCAGGAAAGGAAAATCGTATGAAAATAGCGATCAAGTCTTGGTTCACAGGAACCGTTCTGTTTGAAGCCGAAGTCGATGCCTCGCTTTCTTACGGAAAGCAATTAGGTGCAGCAATCAAAATGGCTGTCGCAGCCAAGGCCGACCTGAGTGGCGCCGACCTGAGGAGCGCCGTCCTGAGTGGCGCCGACCTGAGTGGCGCCGTCCTGAGGAGCGCCGACCTCAGCCGCGCCGTCCTGAGTGGCGCCGACCTGAGGAGCGCCGTCCTGAGTGGCGCCGACCTGAGTGGCGCCGTCCTGAGGAGCGCCGACCTCAGCCGCGCCGACCTCAGCCGCGCCGACCTGAGGAGCGCCGACCTCAGCCGCGCCGTCCTGAGTGGCGCCGACCTGAGGAGCGCCGTCCTGAGTGGCGCCGACCTGAGTGGCGCCGTCCTGAGGAGCGCCGACCTGAGTGGCGCCGTCCTGAGTGGCGCCGTCCTGCCCCCGATCCCGGTTGTTCCGGATATCGACAAGGCAGTCCTTGCCGCCATCGAAGCAGGCGGCGAACTGGAAATGGGCGGGTGGCATGTCTGCGAAACGACCCATTGTCGTGCAGGCTGGCACATCCACCTGGCCGGTAAGGCAGGTTACGATCTTGAAGCCGCCATCGGGTCCGCAGCGGCCGGTGCGCTGATATACGCGGCTTCGGCTCCGGACCTGCCGGTGCCGGATTTCTACTGCAGCAACGAAAAAGCGATGGCGGATCTACGCGAGCGTGCCGAGAGGATTTCGGTATGAAAAAGCACATCAATTTCGCCGACCTGCGGATCGCCAACGAGGTTCGACAGCAGGAATGGGACGTCGGCAATCAACTGACGCTCTCCTACCGCGGCAACGAGCTTGCCGGTGAAGTTGGCGAAGCCTGCAACGTCCTGAAAAAGCTGGAGCGTGAGCGACTTGGCATTCGCGGTTCGCGCGCTTCGCTGGAAGACGCGGCCGACGAACTGGCTGATGTGGTCATTTGCGTTGACCTGATTGCCATGTCGCTGGGTCTTGATCTGGCTGACGTGGTGCAGCGCAAGTTCAACACCACATCTGAGAAGTACGGGCTGAAAACCCGGCTGGTGGTGTGACGTGTTGGCCGCCACGGACATGACCCGCAATGACTGGATCCAGACCTACACCGGTCGTGCTTATTTTCCGGCTGCACCGCGGGCGGAAGACGTGGATATCCGCGACATCGCGCACGCCTTATCGATGCTGTGCCGTTATACCGGCCATGTGACGCGATTCTACAGTGTGGCCGAGCATAGCATTCACGTCTCGAACCTGGTGCCGCCGGAAGACGCGTTGGCGGGTCTGCTGCATGACGGCACGGAAGCCTATTGCAACGACCTGGCCAGCCCGTTCAAACGTCATCTGCCGGACTACAAGGCAGCCGAGGCCCGCAACTGGCTGGCGATCGCCGAGCATTTCAGTCTGTCACCGGATCTGCCGCAGTCGGTTCACGACGCCGATTACGCAATGCTGTTCGCCGAGAAGGCGCAGCTGTTCCAACATCCGCCGCCCATGGACTGGGCGATTCAGCCGCGGGGCGCCGTGCCTGATGTTGGGACGCTTGGCATGGTGCCGATGGTCGCTGAATACGCTTTTCTTCGCCGCTACAGGGAGTTGACGCATGGTCGCTACATTAAACTCGCGTGATCAGTCTGCCGTCGGCGATGTAACAAGCGATGCCCGCGGCAGCGGTGCGCGGTTCAACACCGGCAAGCCGCCAATGGAACTGATTCCGGTTTCGGTGATCGCCGCTGCCGAGCGTGAACGCGGCGTGCCGGCCCGGTGGGCGGTGCATGTCCTCGATCTTCTGGGTCAGTGGCAGGCGGGCACGCGGTCGGCGGCCCAGGTGCTGGCCGAGATGCCGGTGGATGTCTGGACCGACTGTGCCCTGATCTTCGACTACGGCCGGAAAAAGTATGCTGAATGGAACTGGGCGAAGGGTATGGCCTGGTCCGTGCCAACCGCCTGCGCGGTCCGTCATCTGTTGGCGATCCTGCGCGGTGAACAGAACGATCCGGAAAGTGGTCTGCCGCACCGCGGCCATGTTGCCTGCAACCTGGTCATGCTCGCTCTGTTCGAAACCACCTATCGGGAGGGCGATGACCGTCCGATTCAGTGGTTATCCACAAGGGAAATCGTTTGAACTTAGGATAACGGTCATATAATGTTCGCTCCTGTTCTTTTTAGTTATGGAATTATTTGCGGCCAAGCTGACTACCCGCTTAGGCTGCAACTGTCCCTAGTATAACCGTTCATAATTGCGTGTAGTTCTCATGAACACGTTGTTCCCGTACCAGAAAGGGGGAAGCGAATGGCTGGCATCGAAACGATACGCGTTACTGGCAGACGAGATGGGACTGGGCAAATCGGCCCAGGCCGTCGTCGCCTCGGACCTGTTGAACGCCAGGCCGGTTCTGATCCTTTGCCCAGCGGTGGCCCGCTACAACTGGATGCGGGAGTGGCAGAAGTTTTCATCGCGCACCTCGAATATTGCTGTAGTGATCCAGGCAGCCGACGCGAGCGCGATTGCCTCCGCCGACGTGACGATCTGCTCTTACGACTTGACCGCAAACAACGCGGTTATGGCGCAACTCTCGCGTCGGCGTTGGGCCGCCTGTTTTCTCGATGAATGCCACTTCCTGAAAAGTGCCGGCGCTGGCCGCGCCAAGGCGGTGATGGGGAAGAACGGCATCATCCATCGCTGTGATCGGGTCTGGGCGCTGAGCGGCACACCGGCGCCGAACCATTCGGGTGAGTTGTGGATTCTGCTGTATGTGTTCGGCGTTACGACGTTGACCGACCGCCAGTTCATGGAGCGTTACACAGTCGAGGAAGAAGTGCAGTTCCGGGGTGGGGGCGGGCATCTGCGGTCGAAAATGGTGGTCCGCGGGAACCGCAACGTTGACGAGTTGAAGGCCATTTTGCAGCCCGTGATGCTGCGTCGTAAGAAGGACCAGGTGATGACCGAACTACCGAAGATTTTCTATCAGGATGTCGTGGTCGAGCCGCGAGACGTGCCGATCGAGGTGAAAGAAAAGCACTTTGCCAATTACATCATCCAGCCCAAGCAGTTCGGCATTGATATCGATGCGCAGCAGCGTGCGTTGCAAACCCTGGTTGCCGATCTCGGACTGGGCAACGATGGCATGAAGATCCTGGAAGGTTTGGACCCTAAGGTGAAGACCCTTCGCCGCTGGATCGGTCTGCAGAAGGTCTATTCGGTGCTGGACATGGTGCGCGGTGAGCTCGAATCCGGCGCCTACGAGAAGATTGTGCTGTTCGGGGTTCATCGTTGCGTGATCGAAGAACTGCAGGAGGGCCTGAAGGACTTTGGCGCCGTGTCGATCTACGGTGGTACCGACCCCAAGCGCCGCGACCGGGCTGTGAAACGGTTCCAGGAAGATCCGCGCTGCCGTGTTTTCGTTGGCCAGACTGTGGCGGCAGGCACGGCGATCACCCTGACCGCGGCGCACCATGTCGGTGTGGTGGAAGCTGACTGGGTGCCCGCCAACAACCAGCAGGCCGTGATGCGGGTGCATCGCATCGGCCAGACAAAGCCCGTCACCGTGCGGTTTTTCTCGATGGCCAACAGTGTCGACGAGCGCGTTCAGCAGGTGCTGAAACGCAAGACCCGCGACCTGACCGAGCTCTTTGACACCCCTGCCGATCCTTTTTCTGAAGATTGATGTTGCTTATTTCGCAACATCGGCGTACCGTGGCAACAACCCGAAAGGAATCATCCATGTCTGTCCATATCTCGATTGACGCTGAAACCGCTGAAGACGCCCGCCGCGAAATGGCTGTCCTGCTGGGCCAGCCGGTCACCGAAATCAGCGGCGCTCCGACCATCGACCTGCCTGCCCCCGGCGTCATCCCGCCCGCGCAGCTGGCCGAAACCGGCGCCGCCCGCAAGCCGGGCCGCCCGCGCACCAAACCTGCAGAATCCGAGACCCCCGTTGCCGCTCCTTCCCCTGAACCCAACAGCGGGGAATCTGCGCCGGCCGAAGCCGCGTCGTCTTCCGATGCTGCGACTTCGGCCGGTCCTTCTTCAGCCGACAAGCCGGCGGAAGAAACCCTCACCTTCGAAGACGTGAAGAAGCTGCTGCAGGATCTGAACGCGAAGATCGGCGGCAATGCCGGCCTGGAAGCGGTCAGCGCCATCCTGGCGGAACACGGCATGTCGAAGGTGAAGGAGCTCGCCGAGCATCCCGAGCATTTCGGCGCCATCGCGCTGAAGTGCCGCGCCAAGATCGCCGCGTAAGCGTCGTGCATCTGGTCTCCCTCGATACCGCGACCGGCCGGCTGAACCGGTATGCCACAAAGCCTGGCGCCAAGCCGGTGCCTGATGGGGCTGCCCAGTTCGAAGGCTGGGAACAGGTCCAGAATGGCCGGTCGTGGATCGAGGAAGACACGGTCCATCTTTTTCGCAAAACAGGAAACACCGCATGAATCGCCGTGAAGCCACTTTCATTCCGATGGTGTTTGACGCTTTCAAGCCTATGCGTTTCATCGCTCCGCTCGCTCTGCCTTTGGGCATCCGTCCGGAAGACACATCGCCGGAAGCATTTGTCGCCCGCAGGAATCTGCACAGCGTGGCCGCGTCGATCAATCCGAAGGGCTACCGCACACCCGGCAAGAAGCGCGGGATCACCAAGGCGCCAGCCAAACGGGACCGCAGTGAGCGTCTCGCTTTCCTGGCTCGTATGCAGCGCGGCCACAGCACCGCGAACTTCATGGGTGTCGCATGACCGATACGCCTGCCAAACCCGGCCATAATTCCGGCGGTGTCGCCGGCGATCAACTTCGATCCCTCGTCGCTCGTATCGAGCGGCTGGAGGAAGAAAAGAAGGGGCTCTCTGACGATATCAGGGAAATCTATGCCGAAGTGAAAGCCCACGGTTTCGACCCCAAGATCGTTCGCCAGGTCGTGCGCCTGCGCAAGCTGGACAGCGCCGATCTGGCCGAACAGCAAGCACTTCTCGAACGCTATATGGAGGTGTTCGGGTGAGCGCACATTCCCGTATCGGCGCCAGCAGCATGTATCGCTGGAGCGCCTGTCCCGGTTCCGTCCGGCTGTCGCAGGGCGTTGCCAAGACCACCAGCGCCTATGCCGAGGAAGGCAGCGACGCGCATGCGCTTGCCGCCGAATGCCTGGCCAAGCGTACAGACCCGCGAAAATATGTCGGCCTGGAAGTCAGTCTCGACGGTCGGACCTTCAAGGTTGACCGCGAGATGGCCGATGCCGTCGATACCTATGTTCGGCATATCTGGGCCGATTTCGAAGCCGAGGACCAGGACTTCATCGAGCAGCGTTTCGATCTGTCCGCCGTACATCCGGGCTGCTTTGGCACCGCCGACCATGTGCGCTGGCGGGCATCCAAGGGCCTGTTGATCGTGCGCGACTACAAGCATGGCGCCGGCGTCCCGGTGAACGTGGTCGAAAACAGCCAGCTGAAGTATTACGCGCTCGGCGCCCTGCTGGCGCTGAACCTGCCGGCCAAGACCGTGCGCATGGAAATCTGCCAGCCACGTTGTGAACACGCGGACGGCCCGATCCGTCACTACGACATCGACGCCATCGACCTGCTGGATTTCAAGACCGACCTGAAGGCGTTCGCCGTGGCGACCGAGGCACCGGACGCACCGCTGGTGCCGGGCAATCACTGCCGGTTCTGTCCGGCAGCCGCCCTGTGTCCCGGCCTGAAAGACCGCGCACAGCAGATGGCCAAGCTGGAGTTTACCAAGGGACAACCCTACGACCCGGCGGAACTGCAGAAGGCGCTGGAAAGCCGCGAACCGCTGAAAGCCTGGATCAAGGCGCTGGACGAGTTCGCTTATGCCGAGGCCGAGGCTGGTCGTGGTGCGTCCTTTGGCCACAAGCTGGTCGCCAAGCGCGCGATCCGCAGTTATGCCAGCGAAGGCGACGTGATCGAGGCGCTGCAGGCGCGTGCCATTCCCGACGACACGATCTTCGAACCGCGCAGCCTGCGGTCGCCGGCCCAGCTGGAAAAGGATCTGGGTAAAACCTTTTTCCCGAAACTGGAAGCCGAGCTCACCGAGAAGCGCCGCGAACTGCTGGGCGACGACGCGCCGCCGGTGCGCCTGATCATTTCTGAATCGAGCGGTAGCACGCTCGTACCGCTGGACGACAAACGGCCGGCGATCACCAAGTCGGCCAAGGAAGACTTCGCCGCCATCCCCCAACCGTAAGAAAGGATACCCGCATGGCTGTCACCCATGAATGCCGCGTCTCGTATGTTCACGTTTTCGAGGCGCAGAAGAACGACCTGTCCGGCGAAATGGAATATTCCGTCGTCGGCATTTTCCCGGCCAACACCGACTTCACGTCGATGAAGAAGGATGCCGAGGAAGCCCTGGTCAAGAAGTTTGGCGCCGACAAGAAGAACTGGCCCGAGAATCTTCGCAATCCGTTCCGCAAGTGCAAGGAACGGTGGTCGATGAAGGACGGCAAGCAGGTCATTCCGGCCGGCTACGAGAACGGCGACGACGTCTTCATCACCTTCAAGAAGGCGGCGAAGAACGGCAAGCCCGGTGTCGTCGACCACAACGTGATGGACATCATCGAACCGCAGCACTTCTACTCGGGCTGCTACGCGAAGATTTCCTACAACGCCTATGCCTTCGACAAGAAGGGCAACAAGGGTGCGGGTTTCGGCCTGAACAACATCCAGAAGACGCGCGACGGCGATCCGCTCGGCGGTCGCAGCCGTCCGACCGACGACTTCAAGCCGGTCGAAGGTGCTGGCGCTGCAGCTGGCGGCGCCGGAGCGGGCTCTGTCTTCGACTAAATTGTTGCTTATTTCACACCGTCAGCGCCCGGCAGCAATGTCGGGCGCTTCTTCCAGACGCAGGAGATACCCGTGAAAAAGATTTACTTCGCCCACTGCATGGCGGACTACGGTAACGAGCGTGAGCGTGCCGCGCTGAAGCTGCTGAAAGAGAAATTCCATATTGGCTGGGAGATCGTGAATCCCAGCGCGCCCGCAATCAGCGGCGCCTTCCAGGGTTCGCCGACCCGCAACAGCGACCCGATGGCCTTCTTCCGCAAGCTGGTGCAGGAGTGCGATGCCGTCGCCTTCCTGTTTAATCCAGGCGGCAAGAGCGTTGGCGCGAGTGTGGCAGTCGAGGTGCTGGAAGCCTTTGCCTGGGACAAGCCGGTCTGGGCTATCTCGATTCCGCCAAATATGGATGGCCATATCTGGCGGTCAAAGCACATGCCCATCGAGGTTCTGTCGATCGAACAAACCCGTGCTTTGATTGCGAGGGCCGCATGACCGATGCCCCGCACCCCATTGACGCCCTGATCCTGCTAGTCAACCAGCACCAGTGCAACATTCGCAACCTGTTCCAGAACCATAATGGCTGGCAGGCGAACATCGGCAACGGCACGGATGTCGCCGAGTTCGGCACCGGTGCAACGATGTACTGGGCGCTGGAAGATGCCGTCGAAAAGGCGATCGCCAAAGGGTTCATGAAGCGCGAGAAGCCGTCGTGGATCCGTGAGCCGAAGCCTGTTGCGGTGCTGGCTACCACTGCCGAGCCGAACGCCAGCCCAGATCCGTTCGATGACTGACCAGACTCCCATTCTGGGTTTAGACGGTCGCTGGGTGGTACCGCCCCCGCCGCGCGTCATCCTTCATATCGATTTCGAGACCCGCGGTACGGTTGAACTGGCCGATGTTGGTGTCGACAATTACTCACGGCACCCCGATACCGGCGTCTGGTGTATGGCTTTCGCCTTCGGAGACGAAGATGTCGGCCTGCTGGAACCGGCGGATTTCAACACCGGCTGGAGCGACGATACTGACCGCGTGCTGGCGCATGTCGCCGCCGGCGGCCTGGTGGTCATCCACAACGCGGCGTTTGAGCTCGCCATTTGGAACAACATCATGGCGCCACGCCACGGCTGGCCGGCGCTGAAGCCCGAGCAATGCCGCTGCACCATGGCGATGGCATACGCCATGGCGCTGCCCGGTAGCTTGGAAATGGCCGCTGCTGCCGTCGGCATCCAGCAGCAAAAGGACATGGTCGGCCGCCGGCTAATGCTGCAGATGGCCCGACCGCGTGAAATCAAGCCGGACGGAACGATCATCTGGTGGGACGAACCGGAGAAGCGCCGCCAGCTGGGTGAATACTGCCGACAGGACGTGCGTGTCGAGCGCGAGCTGGAGAAGCGGCTGATGCCGCTCTCCGATGCCGAACAGCGCCTCTGGGTGCTGGACCAGCAGATCAATAATCGCGGCGTCTTCGTCGATCAGCCGGCCGTGAAGGCTGCCATCGCCGTCGTGCAGGCCGAACAGGACCGGCTGAATGCTCGCATGCGCGAGGTGACCGGCAACTTCGTTGGTTTCTGCACCGAGGTTGCCCGAATCAAGAAGTGGCTGGGGACGCGTGGGTTCAACCAGGATGGGCTGGCCAAAGCTGACGTGGCTGACCTGCTGGAACGCGACGACCTGCCAGCCGACGTGCGCGAGGCGCTAGAACTGCGGCAGCGCGCGGGTCGTAGTAGCACCGCCAAGCTGACCCCGATGATTTCAGCAGCCAGTACCGATGGTCGGCTGCGCGGTATGTTCCAGTATCACGGCGCCCGGACCGGTCGCTGGGCTGGTCGTCGGGTGCAGCTGCAGAATCTGCCTCGCCCGAAACTGAAGCCGGCAGAGATCGAGGATGTGCTGGATGCGCTGGTGCGCATGCCGACAGCCGAAGCGGCGCGCTACATTGACCTGTTTTACGGCAGCCCCATGGACGTGCTGCCATCCTGTCTGCGCGGTCTGCTGACGGCAGCACCGGGAAAGCACCTGATCACAGCCGACTTTTCCAACATCGAAGGGCGTGTTCTCGCCTGGCTGGCCGGTGAAGAATGGAAACTGCAGGCGTTCCGTGATTTCGATGCCGGCACCGGGGCGGACATTTACAAGCTCATGGCCGCCAAAATCCTGCACAAGACCGTGGCAGAAATCACCGACGAAGAACGCCAGACCTTCGGCAAGGTGCCGGAATTGGCCTGCGGTTACGAAGGTGGCGTTGGCGCTTTCCAGACCATGGCCAAAACGTATCTGGTCAAGATTCCCGACGAACAGGCCAACGAGATCAAGGGTCTGTGGCGCGGCGAGCATCCGAAAACCGTTTCGCTCTGGCGCGATACCGAGCGGGCGGCGATCAGTGCCGTATTGAATCCGGGCAAGACCTTTGCCGCCGGCGCACCCGGCCGGCAGGTCAAATACAAGGTGAAAGGCAGCTTCCTGTGGTGCCTGCTGCCAAGCGGCCGGACGCTTTGTTATCCGTATCCGAAGATCATGCGGCTGCAGATGCCGTGGGGCGACGAGAAAGACAGCCTCACATACATGACCGAGATCGACCAGTCGGCGGGCGGTCGGGACAAGATTATCCCGGATCCCGACGCGCATGGCCGCTGGCAGCGCATCTCGACCTATGGCGGCAAGCTGGTAGAAAACAACGACCAGGCGATCAGTCGTGACCTGTTGGCCTTCGCCATGGAAACCTGTCATGCCGCCGGCTATCCCACGGTGTTGCACGCACATGACGAAAACGCTGGCGAAGTGGATGAAAGCTTCGGCGACCTGAAAGAGTTCTGTGCCAAGTGCGCCACGATTCCGGACTGGGCCGTCGGCCTGCCGGTGGTGGCCGCGGGCTGGAGAGGACGGAGGTATCGGAAATAATGGCTGACATCATCGATCAGGCGAACGACACCGCCGACCTGTTTCTGCGTTCGTCGTTGCTTAAAAGGCAACAATCTGCTAAAGACCCACCATCCGGCATCGGAATGTGCCTGTCCTGCGGCGAGGATGTCGAAGGCGAACGGCGCTGGTGCGACGCGGGCTGTCGGGACGACTGGCAGCGCAGGCAGAAGCGAGGCGCATGAGTATTCTCGAAACTGCGTTGGCCTTGGCAGCGGATGGTTTCTACGTTTTCCCGCTGCAGCCCGGCAAGAAGAAGCCGCCAAAGGGCATGCACTTCAAGGAGCGGGCCACCCGGGATCCGGCGCGGATAGCCGAATTCTTTGGCGAAGGCCATGCCAACATTGGCATCTACACTGGCCGTTTCGCCGAGAGTGAAGCCCTGCTGGTCATCGATGAAGACAACAAGGAAGGCAAGAACGGTCGGGCCTCCCTGCTGGCATTGGAGCTCGACGGTTATGACATCCCTGACACCCGTACAACGGAAACACCAACAGGTGGTCGGCATCTTATCCTGCGCGTACCTGCTGCGCTTCGGCAGGGTGTCGACGTGCTCGGAAGCGGCCTCGATATTCGATCTCGCGGCGGTTACGTTGTCGGCCCTGGATCATCCGTTGACGCCGGACGGTATGTGGTGGGTGCAAATCTACCCGTGGCATCCGCTCCTGAATGGCTTGTCGACCGTCTCGGCACAGGCACTGATCGACGTGGTGAACAGCCAGATCAGGACGGAGTTCGGGTTGACCGTGCCCGTGCTCTGGCTCGCGCAACCGCGTATCTGCAGTCCGACGCGCCATTAGCGATCAAGGGCCAGGGTGGCGACCAGACTACCTACAAGGTCGCCGCACGGGTCAAGGATTTCGGCCTGTCGCAGCAGGATTGCCTCGACGCCATGTTCGAGCACTGGAATCCGCGCTGCCCGCCCGGCTGGTCTTACGATCGCCTGGGCCAGAAGGTGGCCCATGCCTACCGGTACGGATTTGAGACGCCGGGCACTGCGGCACCGGAAGCCGATTTCACACCTGCCGCGCCGACAGATGACGGCGACACACCGGATACCGGCATCCACCCCTACGTCAAGATCAACCGGGAATTCGCTTTCGTCATCGCCGGCGGCGGCTGCCACATCCTTTGGGAAACCACCGATGCCAAGGGGATGTGGAAGTTGGAACATCTGACGATGTCAGCCTTCAACGGCAAGTTCGCCTCGCACAAGATCCAGCTTGGTCGCAAGACCGTGCCGGTTACCGAGGAATGGATGGAATGGGATGGCCGGCGATCCTACGATGGCATCGTGTTCGCGCCCTGCCAGCCGGTGCCCGACCGGTTTTACAACCTGTGGCGCGGCTTCCAGGTCGAGCCCTGGGGGCAAGAACCGGTGCCGCCGCCAGTGCAGGCCGCGCTGGATGCCTGGCTGGAGCATGGTCTGCAGAACGTCTGCCGCGGCGACCGCGTGCTGTTCCGCTGGCTGCTGGCCTACTGCGCTCATATCGTGCAGCGCCCGTGGGAAAAACCGCTGGTCTCGCTGGTATTCCGCGGCGCCAAGGGTGTCGGCAAGAACGCTTTCATCGAAACCGTCGGCCGGCTGCTGGGCGGCCATTTCCTGCTGACATCGAACCGCCGCTACCTGATCGGCAATTTCAACGGCCATCTGGAAAACTGCCTGATGTTCGCGCTCGACGAAGCGTTCTGGTCCGGCGACAAGCAGGCCGAGGGCACGCTGAAAGACCTGATCACGGGCACCGAGCACGTCATCGAGCACAAGGGCAAGGAGACCTACAAGGTCGACAACCGGACCCGGGTGATCATCATCGGCAACGAGGAATGGCTGGTCCCGGCCAGCCACGATGAACGTCGGTACGCCGTGTTTGATGTCGGCGACGGCCGGAAGCAGGACCGCGCATTCTTCAAGGCCATGCGGGAAGGCATGGAAGCTGGCGGCTATCGCCTGCTGCTGAGCCATCTCCAGAATGTCGACCTTACGGGGATCGATCTGAACGGGGCGCCGGAAACCGACGCGCTGCTGGACCAGAAGCTGGCCTCGCTCGAACCGTTCCACCAATACTGGCTGGACTGTCTCAGCGAAGGCCGGATCCTGCTGTCCGATTTCGGCGAGGAATGGCCCGAGGCGGTGGACTGCAACCGTTTCCGCGACGCCTTCCGCCGCTATGCCAAGGAACGCCATGTGCGCAGCCGTCTGCCGGACGACCGCACGATCGGCAAGCAGCTGCGCGACGCCTGCCCTGGCACTTTCCACACCAAGACCAGCCGTGCCGGCTACGTCTACAAGCTGCCCACTTTGGAACAGTGCCGCACGGCCTGGTCCACCTTCATCGGCCACGGCGTGCGGTGGCCGGAATGAGCGGCGCCTACTACAACGAGATTGATCCCTACGCAGCCCAATGGCTGCGAAATCTTATCGCTGCGGGTCACATTCCCGCCGGCGATGTCGACGAACGGAGTATTGCCGATGTCCATCCCATCGATCTCGTCGGATACACCCAATGCCATTTCTTCGCCGGGCTGGGGGGGTGGGCTTACGCAGCCAGACTCGCAGGATGGCCAGACAATAAACCCCTTTGGACCGGAAGCTGTCCATGTCAGCCATTCAGCGCCGCCGGCAAGCGCAAAGGCACGGCGGACGAAAGGCACCTCTGGCCAGAAATGCGACGTCTCATTGCTGCCTGTCGGCCCGTTGTCGTGGCTGGGGAGCAGGTTGCGAGCAAGGATGGCCGTGTATGGCTCGCCGGAGTACGAACTGATCTGGAAGACATGGCCTATGGTGTCTGGGCCGCCGATCTCTGCGCTGCGGGCGTCAGCGCGCCGCATATCCGGCAACGAATTTGGTGGCTGGCCGACACCGACAGCGTTGTCGTTCAAGGACAGTCACCAACCGGGCAACAATCGTTCGATGAATCGGACAATGGAATTGGTCGGATGGCCAACGCCAACGGCAGCCTTGGCCAACAAGGGTGTACGGTCGACGGAGGGTGGAATTCGAGAAGCGATGCGCTCGAAGGGTCCGGATCTGGCGGCGGTGGCGTGTTTAGCGGGTTGGGTTTCACCGACAGCACAAGACGGGAGTCGGGGCAATCAACCACCGAGACCACACGACACAGGGATTCCGCTATCTCAGCAGGTAGTACAGGTGTTGCCCAGCCTGCCAGGCTGGGCAACACCGACGAGCCGCGATCACAAGGATGGGGCGAGCGACTTATCAAATGTCCCCATCAATGGCCTCCTGGGACGCCAAATTTCGCTGTGCTCTGCACAGACGGAAAAGCGCGGCGCTTTGAACCCGGCTCATTCCCGCTGGCTCATGGGGTATCCGCGCGTGTGGGACGATTGCGCGCCTATGGTAACGCGATCAACCCGTGGATCGCGGCGGAAATACTCGGCGCCTATCTTGACGGTCCCTGATCCGTTTACCGATTAGATGTAAGCCAGCAGCATAACTGCGGCGCCGCCTACCATGATGCCGAACACGAAACCCCAACCCCACACTCGATGTCGTTCTGCTAAAGCCAT